TACAACCGTTTGAAACTGGCTTAAACATTAATTCATATCTATTGAAGTACATTACGAAAGATTGCGAAGTATGGCATATATCCAGCCGCAAGCAAATTTGGATAAAACCATATAACGGCAATACAGTCTTTATATATCACTACTTGCCACGTTATGAGGACGGGCGCGGAGTTTTCACATCAAGAAAATTCACGTACAACATCAATGATGCGGTGAATGTAGATAAAGAAGTATACATAGCCTACGGTAATAAGATTGGTATTCTTGATGAAACCATAGATACTGATGATAATGTACAAATTCAGACGTCAATAGTAAGCGGCAATAGGTTGGCAACAAGACAATTCATATTAATTATGAACTACAACTTTGTAACGCATAACCTTATTTCCGGCTATGGTACTATTGGCATTTCAAACAAAAAACCTAAACAGATTGAATTCGCTAGTAAATCAATTAAAACCTACTATGCGAATTTTAAGACCTACGATTATAAAGCGTTGATGAACGTCAACGAATACACAAAGGCTTATAAAATCGGTGGCGGTGCTAACCGTAATGTACAATTCAAAATCAATGTTCAAAAGGGCGCTATTTCATTACGCCAGTTAGATTACACATATGAGGAAGTTTAAATATGGCATACAAAGAAAAATACCCTTTGGATATTACGCCACAGGGTGATACAGTTCCGGAAAGTATCAAAAAGAACCGTGATGAACTGTTAAATATTGCGCAACAAATGGAACTCAAAGCCGGCGGCGGTGGTACTGGTGGCGGCGGCGGTGGTGGCTTACGTAACAGGGTATTAAGTGGCAAGGTAAGCAATGGTGAATTTGCTTTCTTGACTGGCGATAACCTAAGCGTAATGATTGACGGCAGCCAAACGCCTGTATTAGTTTCATTCGCTGACGGGTTCAACGATTACGGGGCAGTTGACTATATCCAAACAATTAACCGCAAGCAAAGTGCATGGAGCCTACCGGCTAATAGTACATCGTACCTTTATATTGAACGCTCCGCATCTGGTGGCTTAACTTATGGTAGTACAACGCTTGAACCGTTGCGCCAGCCTAATACACCAGCAGCGGCAACGGATAAAATGTATTACAACACTACAAACGAAAAAATGAATGTGTACACAGGCACATACTGGAAAAGCATTTTACGTGTAGTGGTGGCTATTGTAGTAACAGATGCAACGCGTGTTAAGTCGATTAAATATTATGATCCATACTTGAACACGGCAACCGATGCCGTAATAGGTACGCGCACGGTAGACGGTAAAGACTATATGCTAACTGACATTCTTAATAAAATGGCGGAAGCTATTAAAAAGATTGCTGGTGATGCTAACTTTACCAATAACCCAAGCCGTACATTAAAGGCACTATCTGATACGGTAAATGATTTAAGTAGTGTTTATTACCGCAAAACCGATACGGTAGCAGAGGCAACGCATGCGGTTTGTGCGGATACTGCAACAAGTGCGGAAACGGCAAATATCGCAACGCAAAACGTTAAAAAATCCGGTGATACTATGACGGGTAGGTTAATAGTTCCGAGCATTACTGGTAATGCGATTGATTTAGATTATTACGCCAAAAACAGTATTGGCTATAGTGGCTTTACATTTGGTGAATGTAATAGTTACCGTATATGGGGTTCCACATATTGGGGAACAGGCGCTATGTTCTCATGGAATACAGGCGATAACCGCATATTAGGTTCTCAACTTTATTTTGCTAACACTAAGGCGGCGTTTATTCGGTTTGATAACAATGTAAATATGGCTACAGAATGGCAACGTATCGCAACGTTTGAAAACAATAATACGCTAACATTCCCAAATGGCGCTAAGTTAAAGGTGGAATAGTATGCCTAATCTAGTACTTGAAAAAGGCGGCCAAACATTCCGGTTCGGACTACATGAAGAAAAAATCGTAACGCGCGGAAAGTATATAACTGTTCCATTTAATGGTAAAGAATACTATGCACGATATGGCGATACATCAACACCGCTGCAAATCGAAAAAGACGGCCGAACGTATTCCATTCAATATGAACCGGTTGAATTCGTTTCGTTTTCATGGGCCATAAGTAGTGGTGAAGGCGGTAGATATAATAAAAATGTATTTTTACCAAAAGGGCAGTACAGAATTACTTATACATATACCGAAAAAAATAGTAACAATATACCACAAACGAAAACAATGAGCGAAGTTTTTAATGTAAGTGCCAGCCGTGAAGTAACGATAGAGATTAATTATTACCGATCGGCAGTCATTCATAAAATATGGGTTACAATTCCGGAAGCATACAACGGATATCTAAAAAGATTGGATAGTTATATTACTTTTAACATCGAACGAATAGGGGAATAACAATGCAGCTTGATAGCTTAGAACATATGATAAAAGACTATGAACGGCGCACGGGCGAACGTATCAGCCTTGAAGGTTTTTATTTTGATGAAAACAACAATTACAAAGATAAATATAACTACTACTTTAAATGGTTCCCGAATGCGGGGTTCTTGTTCTGGAGTATCAACGAACATGAGGGTGAACGGTACTTTACCATTTGGCAAACATACGGTGATATGAAAGTAATAGGCAAGTATATTGTTGAAGTGATGAAGTTGAATGATCTTGATGTAATTGTAACGGCAACACATCGCAGCGTGCGCGGTTTTATTAAAAAGTGGAACATGGAACGTGTTCCAACTATGGACTATTCCTATAATGGTTTTGATTACAAAGTTTTGAAAACGGTGCGTAAGCATCTTGAAGCGACTTTGTAGAAAGGAAAAGCATGTTCACTTTTAATTTGCAATTATTCGGCGGTGGCGGTAAAAAGTCGAAGGTAAGCAGCATTGATGCTAAACTACCGGAAGCAACGGCCGACGAAAAGCAACTGTTACAAGGTCAGATGAATTGGATAAATAGCACCAATCAAAGCGCAAATACTTTACAAGGTATGGGCGATAGGGCCTTGAACAATGTAATCACGCCAGAATACGGCAGTATGTATAATGCGTATTTAGGCGCTAACCGTGGAAATCAGAACGCACTAGCGGCATTACAAAACCAAGTAACAACTGCCGGCGCTAAGAATGTAACGGATAACACCAGATACGCAAATCAACTGGCGGCAAGCGTTGATACTATGAACAACGGCGCGAGCCAACTGGCTAATGAATATAACGGCGCATTACTTAAAAATCAAAGTGCTATGAATAGCATTACAAACGGCCAACTACCTACAGGCTATGCAGATGCTAGACGTCAAGCACTCAACAACGATTTACAGGCAACTGTAGGCAATGCAGTTTCTGGGTTAGCAAGTCGCGGTATTGTGAATTCATCTATCACGGATAGTACATTGAATGATATTAGCAAAAACGCATCTAATACACTTGCGGCGCAATATTCAAACGACTTAGGGCAAGCGGCAGCACTTAACACGCAAGCACTTAATAATAACCTAAGTGGCATCGGTGCAAAAATGGGGTTATGGGGTAACACCTATAACAACCAACAAAACGGCATTATTAATCAAGCTAACTTGTTAAATCAAGGATACGCAAATCAAATGAATAACGCCGGCACCGCAGCGGGACTCGTAGGTCAACGCGAAGGGTTAGCACAAAACCCAATTAATACAGGTGCGACAACACAAAGCGCAGCTATTCAACCGGCTAAAGATTACTACTCTATGAGTCAGTTGAATAACGCGGATCAAGAAGATTTACTTACTAAATTTATGCAATTACGCTACGGCCTAGCACAACCAGCACAAACAATGGTTAAGCAAGGTTCTGGCGGTTTCTTTGGAGGTCTCATGAAAGGTTTTTGCTTCGTAGAAGGTACAGAAATTGCAACGCCAGAAGGTGGCAAGGCAATCGAAACATTTGTTAATGGTGATACAGTTATCACTTTAGGCGCGGTTAATGATGTAATCGCATTGCATGATATGGGCGATAAAGAAACATATCAATTACATACTATTGATTGCCAAGTTGAAACAACGGCAACCGAAAAAGTATTAACCCCTAGCGGTTTGAAATTGGTTGAAGCGCTAGAAATCGGTGAACCAATTATGACAGTACATGGCTATCAACCAGTTACAGTATGTGAACCTACTGGTGAAACTAAACACGTATACGAATTGCAATGTACTGGTGATAATCTGTTCTATGCCAACGGTATTATGGCGGAAGGCATCAATGAAGAAGAATTGAAAGCTATTGCCGAAGCACCGGAAGCAACTCCGGAAGAAAAGCCAGAAAAGAAAACTACTAAAAAATCTAAGAAAGACAAAGCAGTAGAGGAAGCAACAGAAGAAGTTGAGAAAGTAGAGGAATAACACAATGGGCGTTATCTACGTTAAAGACTTTGAACCGTGGGCGGCGCTGGGCGAATTAGCCGGGCAATATTTTTCGCATCGTTTAGGCGCATTGCAGAATAACAAAATGGCTAAGGGTTA